ATGACTTTTGTGGTTGCCCATATCGTGTAGTCAGAACACGGTTCATAACCAAGAAGAACTGTTCCTTCCAGTTGCTGTTGTTCGGGTCATTCCACGTGATTGTCACACCAGACAAATCAATACCACGGCTATCAATGACGTGCTCAGTGGTTGTCACTGATGTGAACTTAACAAGCCCTCGCACCGGGATGTTTCTGGTCGCCTTGTATGAAATCAGCTTTGCAAGTCTGAGAATGCTTTGCTTACGTTGTGCAGTCGTAATGAAGTTCTCATGTGACAACATGTCAACACGATATGAGAGTTGCTCAGCCACGTAGGCGAACATTTCAATCATTGCAATGAGTTCACTCGACTCTGTCAGGTCATTGAAGATTTCAGAGTAGTAAATCCGAAGGTAGTCAATGAGCGACTGCTTGATCGTGTCAAAGTCGTACGCAGTAAAGTTCACCTCGCTAAATGCTTGGTAGATTGATTCCCACGTTTCGGCTGAATATGAAGTGCGAAGTGACATGTTGTATCTTTGTCGTTGGACCTTGTGGTATTTACATTGATGGCCGATGCATCAGGTCATGCTGAATTCAAGCTTCAGCGTTTCAGTGATGTTCAATTCCACATAGTACAAGTCCATGAATGCAGCGATCATGTTGTTGTCTGGCAGCACCTGAATTGACAGATCCTTGAGCTGTAGTCTAGGGTCGTAGTCAACCGCCTTTTGCAAATCAGCCTTGATGATTTCCAATGTCTTTTGATCAGCCTGTTCAAAGGTAAGGAGTGGAATTCTCGTGCCAAATGATGGCATTCCAACACGCTCACCTGGTACAGTGTAAATGAAGTTCAACAAGTCCTGCTTTACAAGCTCAAGGTTCGTAAGCATGAACCCAGCCTTCTTGTCCTGCAAGAAGTTAGCTGTGCTGAACCCGCGATAAAGTGGTAGTGCTCTAGCCATCATGCTTTCCAATTCTTGTTTCTTGTCATAGATGAAGCAGCTCTAGTCCATGGCTCGTGTGTTGGCACGATCGTTGGGCTTTCAGGGCAGCTCGCGCTTTCAGCGGTTGGCCCATTCAGGTGAATGTTTGCTCCAGTCTGAATGATGTTCCCGCCGGCTAACAAATTCATAGCTGCGCCAGAATCAATATTTACCCCCTTACCTGAGATGTTGAAATCATCACAGGCGGCTTGGTACATGCTACCGGTTGATTGAAGGTGAATGTTTGCCGCTGACACTTTGAAGTCACCAACACAGGTGATGTTCATGTCACCACCAGTGCTGACACCAATGTCACCCTCGGCGTAAACATGGACACGTCCATCCTGATCAAGTTCAATCCACGACCTGCCTTGAGCGGTTGAAACGTAAATCCGCTCATTAGCGTCGTCCATAATGAGCTGATGTCCAGCTGCGGTCTTGATTCTGACTCTTCCAGTTCCAGGATTATCCTGCATGATGATTGAGTGCCTGCCGGGTGTTGTGATGCAGTATGTTTGCGGATCAAGTGCCGCAGAGTCAACTACATCAGTCTGATAGCCTTCAGTTCCATCTTTCTCAGTCTTGTCCTGTGCGACGGCGCGCTCATAGACGCCACGAGTCTGTGCTTCACTAGCCGTAAGCTTGTTGTTGAACTGCACTTTCAGATTTGCAGCAGCAGGCTGAACTGGCTCAAACGTGTCAGTCAACGGGCCTGCTGCAATGTCAGGTCTGTTCCGCCCAGCAGGCAGTGATCTGTTTCCGTGGTCTCTGAAATATGAACCAACGTAGACACGGCGGTTTGGATCATTGTATAGGAAATCGACGTAGCAGAGGGCACCAGCCTTTGGTGGTGCCCAGAAGCCATATGAGACAAGTCCAGATGAAACTGTTCCGGCTGGTCCAGCCGGGAAATCACGCGTCTGCCCCCCAATTGGGGTTGCGTACGAAGCCCATGGCAAATCTTGAATGGAGTATTCATCACCATCAACCGACGGCACCCAGATTTTTAGACGCCCCATTTGCTGGGGATCATTAGTGTCAAGCACAACGCCTTCACGCAGCATTACACGTCCTTCACGGTTGACGAGGTTGCGCCTTGAACTGTTTGCCCAGGGTAACCAAACACACTGAACGAGTGAAGTTCAACCTCTTGTGTAAATTTTGATCCACTGATTAGGCTCCTGATTGTGCCAGCCCAGTAGAAATTGTCGTAGAACAGCTGTGCTGAGTAATCACCGCTGAGCTGCTCATTTGTTCTGAAATCAACATTTGGACCGTACACATTCACCTTGAAGAATAATGGTGAAGTGGTAAAGCTTGGGCCGGTGAAGGCCTTTGACGTCAGGGTGAAAGTGCCGTCGCCATTGTTGGTGGCACCAGAGGTAATGCCAAGCGACTTCTCGAACGCCGCTCTGTACTCTGACTTGACTCCAGTATTCACAGAACTAGTGCCGGATGCACCGGTTGTCACCGAGTTCACATGCTGCTGAATGGTTGGTAGAGTCACACCAACTAATATGTCAGGGTTGCCGCGGAGCTCTAATTTAGCCGTGATTGGGCCCGCGTTGTAGAACGCTGAAATGTTTCTTGTGTACTGCTGAGCCACAGACTGTGGCGTTTCACCATCTGTGTCACCCGCGATCGCGCTGTAATTTGAAAAATTCTGACGCTCCAAGTGCGTTCTCTTTGGCAGCAGCATTGGGTCCTTTGCACGCATGCCATACACGTTCCGTTTGTCAGTGCTTGTTGTGTTCCCATCTGTTTGATTCTGCCCCTCATCAGCCGTGACGAACAACTCACCCTGTCCAAGCTTGACGCCTTGCATTAGCATGATGTTCAAGTTCTCAATTTTCAGATCAAGAGACAAAACATCAAGGTTCTTTCCAGAGAAGATGTAGTCATATTCAACAAAGTTCTTCGGCACTGATTTCACGACCCCGTTCTCTGTTGTTTGGGTGAACAGGTTTTGGGGGTAATCACCGCTCGAGTTCTCTTTGGTTGCCATGTCGACGTTTGGCACAATGAACTCAACCACATCAACGTGCACAGTGAAGTTCGTGTCATCACTGGTGATTGACACGATGTGCTTGTAGAACTTCACAGCTGTGGTCTTGTTCGTCTTTGAGAAGTTACCAAGCTTAGCTACTTCGATTGTCTGCTCAAAGATTTTGTCAAGCACTTCAGTTAGCGACAGCTCGGGGTCTACCGCAACATAGCTGTCCTTGGCGGTAGCAGGTGAGTTCTTGTTCGCTGCCTGTTTCTTAGTGGCTTCGTTCTTACGCTTGGCCTCTTCATTCTCAAGTAAGGTCTTGAAGTTGATTTCAGTGGCCGCCCCAGTTGTCGGACCAGCAAAGGTAAAGTTCTCCCAAGATGCTGGGATGGTGATCATGTACTGGACAGGTCGCCCAAAATTGCTGGTGGTCTCAACTGTTGTTGCCCCTGGTGTTGGGTTGATCTGAGCATTCAGCTGCTTGTACCGAACCATTGACAGATCGTTCAGCTGCTTTTCAAATGATGCAACCACTGCACCAAGGGTGTTCGCACTCTTGCCAGTGAAGTACGAAGAGGCCGTGCCAATTGAACTCCAGGCAAAGTTGTAATTGGAGTTCGTGCTAACACCGATCATTGGGTAGCACTTGCACTCATAAATGCCACGCACCTCATTCAAATCAACTTGGATCTGAGAGAAGATGCATGGAATGCTTGTCGATTGAATCAACGAAGTTGACCCGTCTGGCTTGTGCCCAATGAACAGAATCTTCAGCAGTAGTGTCATGCCTTGGTATGACACCTGCAGCTTCTGATCCATAATGTACTGAAGAAAGTTCGCAAAGGAAATGCCAACACTGTCAATCACATTGAATGACATTTCTAGCCCAACAGCGTTCGGCGATCTTGAGCCGGGCACATTGAACCCAGCAACACTGGTCGTTAGCGCGAAGTTATCGATCGTGAATTGCGAGAACCGACGGGTGTCAATGACCAAGAACGCTGAGTTGTTGTCAATCGTCTTTATCTCAGATCCAAGTGTCGTTGCGCTATCAATTCGAGCCAGCATCTCTTGATTTGACGCTGGCTCAGTAAAGCTTCTGACAGCTTCAGTGGATCTAGCTGCTAAGAGCACGTAATGAATACTGTGTGATTGGTATTCATCAAGGGGGTTTTTGATCTTTGCCATTAGACGATCGGGGTAATTGGATTAGTCGGCACTGTTCGTGTGCTTGTGTACCCACCAAGTCGGCCTTGCATTAGCTGTTGTGCTCTTGACTTGGTTGGAATACGAAGAACTCGACCAACTGAAACCTCCTGCTCAGGATCAAGAATTGCGTTGTACTGAGCAATTAGCCACCACATTGACCACTTGTCTTCTCCATAGTAAACAGCTGCAATCAGATCGATTCTGCCTGCAGTTAGTGAATCCACAACATAGATCAAATCAGTTTCATCAGTCTGGAACTGGGTTCTCTCCCACCATTCCAATGCTGAACTGTTCACCTCGGTCTGGCCACCAGCTGTATACCGTGACGATGAAAGTAAAGTTGAGTTCTTTTCAGCCATTATTTATTTCCACGAGGTGTGAGGTGTTTCTTCCAATCTGGGTCACCTAAGAATTTTCCGTATTCAAACGAGAACCCGTTGCTCTTCGCGATTGCTGGTTCGCCAGGTGGCCATCTGCCCTTGATGACATTTTTAACATAAAGATATGCATACACGGAACTTTTTGCAATCGTGTCTTCGCCCTTTGGAAATGGGCCGTGGAGGACATCTGTAGCATAAAGATATGCATACACTGGGTCTTTTGCAAGCGCATTTTCCCGCTTCTTCAGCTCACTTG